CCATGACGATCAGTTTAAGGCAGCTCACGGATATCCATCTGCTTGGCGCATTCCAAGATCATGGAGTGCAGCAAGTTACCATCAACGTCACAGCTTGCCAACACACCTTGATAGCCACTATAGGGCAACGGTGCATAAGAAGTGGAACGTGCAGCCAGAATAACCGCTTGGATCATACGCTTATCAGCAGCAATAGACAAGGCTTGACCCTGCTTATCAGCGTAGTAACGACGAACATCATAGTCGTTCATCACTTCGTCGATACGTGCAACTTGAATATCACTGATAAACATGTTATCAACGTTAACAGTGACTTCACCGTGCAGAATAGTGTTAGTACCACTGAGTGCAGTACCAACAGCGTGATACTGAGCAGAAGTATTACCCAACACAGGGAAGCTCATAGACTTACCGCTTTGCAGAGTACGAACTTCATGCAGTGCACGCATGACGTTCTTATCATTATACGCAGTCATAACTTCATGAGCATACTTCTTTTGGAATAGTTCACGAAGGTCAGCAGTGGCCCCATTATTGGAACCAAGACGAGTAACAGCCATAAATAAAAATCTCCTTAAATAATGGCATTATTGCCTAGAAATAACTATTAGCATATGCCACCTAAATAACATATGCCATAGTATAGTATTGAAGTATAAAGACTAATCCTTATACCTATGCAAAGAACTCAACAGTAACAGTGCATGCTGTTGCACTAAACACACCAATAGTAGTGATGTTTGAAATATCAAAGAATGTACGGTTATAGGCACCAACAATCACTGGCCCTGTACCATTAGTAATGTTAGCTGTTGGTGCAGCAGTAATAGAACCACCAAATTTAATGATGGTGTTATTGACATTAGAAGAAATAGCACAATAGTTAGCATCAGTTGGCGTGGTAATACTAACGTTACCACCAGCAGCTAAGATATAGGTATTGATATACGAACTCTGGCGTGTAAATGGTACAGACTGACCAGTGTACTTGTCAGTCTTATACAGTGGCGATGGTGTTGCCATCTTCTAACTCCTTAAGAATAGAATGTAAATGAAATAGAAGCCATGTTATTTAGCTACTCCCTTAATCTTCTCAAGTGTTCTACCACCAGTATATCCAAGCATTACTACCCCGAATAACTCTAGGTAAGTATCTGGGATAGCAGCTAACCACCCTTTAAATCCTGAGGTAACAGCCATTGCAATAGTTGGATCAATAGCAAAGCAGATACCCATAGGAATAGATGCTAGCATCAAGATGTATACGACGTATAAGAATGATGGACGAGCACGACTAGTCCAACCATCTGAAGATGTTGCTTCTGCAAGCATAACAGCTTGTTCAGCCTTTAGTCTTGCAATAGCAGCATCAGCAGAAGCAGCCATTATGGTAGCTTCTGCCTTAGCTTTGTCTTCAGGGTTGGGCCAGATTTTGTTAATGGCTGTGGTTAGTAATTCACTAACTTCACCAATTGCAGTATCTAGGCCCACCATGATATTAAACGTCCGAAACCATCAAGCGTCGTGAGACTGCCTCACGGTAAGCACTGTCTGACTTATACCGAGGGTCTGACATAGCACGAAGCACTTGTTCACTATTAGCAAACGGCTTAACGTGAGAAGGTTTATTATGTGACCCAGTCACTAGGGTCGGGGTATATCCTTCAACTGATCGTCGCTTGGATTGTAACCACTCCACAGCAGCTTTAGCTGTATTAGGGTTATTACCAGACACCATCGTGTTATAAGCATCCTGCTCACTTTGGGTCAGGTTCTTGGACGCCCAAGTGATAAGGTCAGTAAACTTCTCCTTACCCCCAACAACGGCCATTACTTCCTGAACATGTTTCTGTCCAAGCTCTTCTGTGGCTTTAATACCAGCCACATAGGTATCCACCATCTCCTTGCTAAATCCACTCTTAGCTAGCTTTGCATAGCTATCAGCAGACAGCTTGCCATTAGTAGAAATCTCTTCTGAGAACTCTTTATATGACAACCCATTCTTTTGCAGGACAGAGGACACCACGTCTTCAGTAGTGCCCTCTTGTCCATCAGTAGTAGTACCTTCTTCATCTACAGAAGAGGTACCACCACCATCATCTGAGGAACCGTCATCATCTCCATCAGCAGAGGTAGCAGCTTCAATTTCTTCTTCAGAAATCTCATGGTACTCTGCATCTGGGGTAGGTTCAAAGGATTGAGTGTTAGGTGCCAATGTAATAGAAGTAGTCATGGTAATTTAATACTCCTTACAATCCACCAAAAGAATAGCAACCGATAATTTCATTATACGTGTAGCCATTCTTTAAATATTCTTTATGGAGAGCCTTGGCTGCTGAAACTGAAGCATCAGCATCAATCACAGTATCCTCAGTAGGGTTAATCTCATTAAAGTTAATCTCTGAGGAAGCAGCCAATACATCTACATCAGTGCTCGTAGTAGTCGGGGCTTTTGCCATAGTAAATAATCCTTAGACCATGTTAGCAGTGCCAAGGGTAACACCACCTGCCGTAGTGGTAGTCCCGTTGCTAGTAGAGGAAATAGTGGGTGAGGTGTTCGTCTGATCATAGAAGGTAGACGGCCAACCAGTAATACCATGACCACGAGACAAAATACCCCACAGAGAGCGTGCAGGCTCACCATCAATGTAGAACATTGATCCACGAAGACCCTTCCAACCGACACGTCCATCATCATATTTATAAAAGATGACCTGTGGTGCAGAGGTGGCTGTAGAGTTTGTAGTACCGCCTTTCTCAGTAACCGAGAAAGGGGTAACTTTAACATATGCAATATGACCAGCAGCCATATTATTGTACTCCTTGTTGTTGTTGTGATGCTTGTTGCATCATACCTTGCAACATATTAGGGTCTACATTTTGTAAACCTTTCATTGCTTCAGGCCCAAGTGCCTGCATCGCTTGCATAGCTTGAGCTTGCTGTTGTTCTTGAGCTAGCATCTCAGGAGACTTAATAAGTCCTTTAGGGTCAATGCCCACAGCAGCAGCTCGACGAGTGATATACTCACTAACGTCCACATAACGTGCAACTGCATCAGGCCCTAAGATTTCCCCAAGACCTTTAACAAGCATATCAAGCTTGTTTAGGTCATTACCTCTACCAAGTGCGTCTAGACCAGTGACGATCATTGGACGCACAGCATCTTTAGGAAGTTTATTGAGTTGCTTAGTTTCTTCAAGAGCTGCAATTACTAATCGAACATAAGGTAATTGAAACTCTGCACTAAGGGTAGAGTAAACACCACCAAGAGAACTCTCAAGCTCACCTGCTAACCACCTAATTTCTTCAGCAGTAACTCGTTCAGCATTTCGCTGAACACCAGATGATAACAAGAAAGCTTCACTTAATCGCCGCTCAATGCTTTCAGCAGCTTTCATGGTGATTGTTAAGTCAGCCTGTTTGTTCAGTTGTAAAGTTGAAACATCTGAGGCTCTACCATTGCGAATAGAGCCACTAGGGGCATTAGCTAAGGAGTTAGCCCGTGTAGTTCCGTTGGGGTCTACCAAGAATAAAATCTTAGAAGCAGCCAAGGAAGCATCAACAATAGCTTTGGTCAAGACCTCAAGAGACTGCAAGTCTCCTAAGTATTCTTCGACCAATCCACGTCCATAGCTTTCGCCAGATACCTTAAACCACCGAAGAGGAATAAAGGGGAACTTATCTTTAGTAAATGTCCCTTCAGTCCCTAATAGTTTATGGCCTTCAGATTCTTGGTAGACAGTCCACTTACCATCTTCTAAAGAGGCATAAGTGTAAAGGTCAGAGTAATTATGTTCAGAAGACTTTCTATCACCATCACAGACCACACCACTAGGGAGTAGGTCTTTGATAATCTCTTTAGCTACAGTTTCAACAGTGATAATCTCTAGCGGATTTCCGCTAGGATCACGTCTAATAACGTAGCTATCTAAGTGATATACACGCAAACCGTCATCACTGCGATACAATAATGCATTACCAGTGACAATAAGGTGTTTGAGCGCCTCTGCAATACCAACCCGATCAGCAGATGTTTCGATAGCTTGCATCACAGTACTTTCGTACTTAGAGAACGCCTCTTGAAATGCAGATGCAGCTTTCGGGTCTTGACTAAATTCATCTAGCACCTTCTGGGATGGAACCATCCGAAAGAATGGGGAATTAGAAGGTAACAATGCTTGCAGAAGCTTAGCTCCCAAATTGCCTACAGTTCTTGCCCCCATAGACTGGTATGGGGTAGGGAACGCTTGGCCCGAGCTGTGTCCATCAGGGGCGAGCATTGTAGGAACAGTTAGTGCTGCACACTCTCGTGCTCTATCTAGAAATTGTACTCTATCAACCTCTAACTCAGAGTAACGTTCTTCAACAAAGGCAGCGTCATTATCAACTGTCTTCATTTGGGAATATTAAGCCCTGATCCCCCCACATTTAAGTCAATGCGGAGACCAGAGGCCCCTTTGTTACTACGCACTGTTGCAGAATCTGCTGCTGCCATAGTATTACTGTCAGTTGCTGCTACTGGATCAGCAGCAGGTGCAGGGGCAGGTGCAGGGGCAGATGCTACAGTTGATCCACCTTTAGAACCACACATTATTCAGTACTCCCAGCAATAGCAGCTTGCTGTTCATTATAGACAGACTTCAGATGCAAGTACACCGCACGACACCCTGAAATTCTTGCCAGCAACTCCAAAGTATCCCCTTCATGGTATCCTCGTTCAGGAAATACATTATCAAGATACTGCAGCAATGTAGTATCAATAGTTGGCGTTTTTACTGCCATAGTTCACACCTCTTCTTGTTGTTTTAACACTCTTTATTCTAGAGTGCAAAAAGTTAAAATTTTTCTATTATTAGTGCATTTTCAACAATTGGAAAGATGCACCTTTAACAATTTCTGGGTAAGCATCTTCTGTAAGATAGTACTCAGTACCAGCTTTCAAACTCTCAT